CTCAACTGTGCATCGTTCATCTGGACTGCTCCTAGTGTGAGCCGGTAACTAGGCGGCCGGCTCTTCCGCCTCTACTGTAGGCAAAGGCTGCAACTCGCGCGTTTCCAGTTCGAGCGTGTAACGCTTGCGCCGCTCGGGGCAGGTGAGCATCGCGCAGTAGACGGTGGCGGTGGTGCTCGGCGTGGCCTCGGTGTTGCGCTTGATGAGCATGACGCAGCCACAGACACCGCACAGGATCGCGTTGGGTAGGAAGATCGCTTTCATCGCTTACATTCCCGGTAGGCCCGGCAGCGCCGGCATCGGGCCGGGCGCCTTGGGCGGGAAGCCGCCGGTAACGCCCGACGGCGGTTGCGGCCCCGGTGCGCCCTGCGGCGCGCCACCCGGTGGCGGGGGGCCGCCCTGCGGCCCCGGTGGATCGGTGTTGACCATCGCCTTCACCTGCTGCGCGTTCTGCATACCGAACATCTGCAACTGCTGCGCAGCCACCAGCGGCGGGATGCCCATTTCCACCAGCGTCTTGATCGCCTTCGCAAACGATTCCTGCGCGTTGGCGAGGTTCTCGCCGGCACTGGCGAGTTCCTTCTTGTCGAACGGGGTGGGTGGCGGCGGGGGCGGTGGCGGCTTCGCCTTCTCGGCCTGCATCGCTTGCAGCGCCTGATCCAGCACGCCCTCGATCTGCTTGCCGGCTTTAAAGCCGCTGGCTGTCCATTGCAGCATCTGGATCACGAACGGCCCCGCGGAAGGCGTTGCCTGCACCATCGGCAAGCTCGCTTGGATGAAGCCGCTGACCGCGCTCAGGAACTCCACGCGCTGGCCCTTTTCCAGTTCCCAATCGGGCGCGGTCACGTTGTCGGCGCTGATCTTCACGCGCATGGCGACAGAGGGATCGGTCTTGAGCAGCTTGATCGCCTCGTCGGCCATCTGCGCATCCGGCGTCTTGTCGATCTGCGAGACTTCCTTGATCGTGTTGGGCTGCCAGTGCTTGCAGATGATTTCGGCGCGCATGCGGTAGTTGTCGGTGACGAAACGCGCGACCTCTTCGCTGCCGCGCGCACCGCGCGCGCTGCCGAACTGCGCTTTCAGCCGCTGCGTGGTGGCGGTTTCCTTGGTCTGCGCCATGCCGCGCTGGATGTCGCTGATGCCGAGCAACTCGAACACTTCCTGCGAGAGCGTCTGCTTGCGCTGGGTGAGGTAGGTGAGCGTTGCCACCACCATGTCGAGCGGCATCCAATCGACCTGCCCCTTGATCCCGCCCTTCTCGGCGAACATGGCCCAATTATCGACCGGGATCAGTTGGTTCATCGTCGCTTGGTTGAGCATGCGCTGCACGCCATCGGCCGCTTTGTCGTACACGCCGACCAGCTTTAAAGCCTCGGTGAGCAGGCCGGTGCGGGCGACGATCAGATCGAGTTCGTCGTACTGGCTGCGGGCGTAGTCGTAGTCCGGCTTGGGGATGTACGCCTTGGTCAGCGTGGTGGCGCAAAGCGGCCGCCGCACCGGGAAGAAGTCTTGCAGCTTGAGCGGGTCTTGCTTCGCATCGAGCAGCTTGTCATGGCCCTGCACGTACCAATAGGCCCACTGCGTGGTGCCGCACCAGATTTCCCACACGTCGGCCATGTCCTCGGTCAACGCGCGCAGCGGATCGTCGTCGCTGCTCGCCCGCGTTGTAGACGTTGACTTCAACGCCATCGGCACGCCAGCCGCAGCCGGGCCGAAGCGCTTGCGCAAGGCGTCCCCGGTCATCGGCACGCGGCGCGCAACCCAGCGCCGTTCCTGCCAGCGCTTGCAGGGGCTGAACAGGAAGTCCGACCAGCGCACGTAGTCGAGCGGCGCGCGTTCCTCGGTGATTATCGGGATCATCAACTGGCCGCCCTGCTCATCGAGCACGCCGGCGATCGGGAACTCCTTGCTGGTGAACTCGTAGCGCGCCCATGACACGCCGAGCCCCGCCACGAGGCGATCGAGGATGCAGTCCTGCATCACGTAGTAGGGGCTGTTTTCCAGATCATCGGCCTCGAACTGGAAGATGCGTTCGAGGATCAGCGCAGCCACGCGCGCCGCGTCGTCACCGGGATCGAAGTTGGCGCGATCGACCTCAACCTTGGGAATCTGCCCGTACATCGCGGCGATCGTGGTCTGCACGTTCGACCAGAACAGCGGGAAGCGCGACGTGTCGCGGCCGTTGCTGCCGGCGTTGGCGTCCTGCTCGGCCAGCAGGTACTTGCGCTCGATCGTCTTGGCGCGAGCGTGCCACTTTTGCAGCCACTTCTTCGAGGCCGCAATCTCTTTGGCCCAATACTCGGGCGTCATGTGCTCCTGCTGCTCGCGCTGCGCATCGGGTTGCTGCGCAGTCGGCGGCGCGAGGTAGTCACCCGGCGGCGGTGCTTGCTGCTGCTGCGGTGGTGCGGGCGGTGGCAGATCAGGCGGCATCACGATCCCCGAAGAGGCGTTCCAGATCGAACGCATAGTTGGCCGGCGAGCCGATGTCCCGCGGCGCGGGCACTTCGGCAGGTATCACGAACGGCTTTAAAGCGACCGCGATGTAGCTGAAGGCGTCACCTGTATGCGAGTGCTCATCGTGCTCAGGCTCACGCTTGAAGTTGTGCCGTTCCTCATCGAAGGCGAAGTGCCATTCACGCAGATGATGCAGGCCCGCCGCGCAGGCGGCGCGGCTGAACACGCAACTGCGGATGAACACGCGCGCCGCGTTGATGCGATCGGGGATGCTGGTCTGCGGCACCACGTTGTAGCGCTCGGCGAGGCCGCTGGTGAGGAACACGGTGACCACGGTGTGGCGGCTGCGGAAGGTCTTGGCGCGGGCATCGTGCGGCAGATGCACGCAGCCCAGCTTGCGGCCGTGCATGTTCCACGGCTTGGCCCGCAGGCGCTCGATCCACTGCTCGGCGTCGAGCCCGGTGGCCTCATCGTGGTCGATGATGTTGAAGCCACCGCGGCACGGCTGCACCCACCACCACGCCGCGGCATCGCGGAAGCCGATATCGCTGAACAACTCGACCGGCGCGCCGGCGGGGTCGTACAGGTCGGCGTTGACGATGCGGTGCTCGCGCTCGGCCGCCATCAGGTAGGTGCCGAGGATCGAGCCCACGTTCGCCGCGCTGAAATCGCACTCGTACTCCTGCCGATACAGTTCATCGGGCATGGTGCGCTGCTCTTCTTCGAGCACGTCGGCTTGGATCAGCCCGGTGGCACTGGCGGGATGGAAGCCGGCGTACCACGTCGGGTTGTGGCGCGCGTACTCGTACAGCGCATGCGCATGGTTGTAGCCGCGTGGGGTGGTGATGAAGAGCAGCGTGCCGCCGTTCTCGGCGATGATCGGGCGCACGAACTCGTAGGCTTTCGGTGAGGTCAGCGCGTACTCGCTGAACGTCACGTGGCGCGGGTTGGCGCCCACCAGCATGTCGAAGCTGTCGGCGCCCACGAGGCGCCAGAGCGAGCCGTTCACAAGCTCGATCTTCATTTCATCTTCGGTGCGCTTGCTGACGATGCGCTCGGGGAAGGCTTTGCTGATCAGGCGCTCGCCGTCGCCAGTGAGCGCGTCCCACACCACCTTGCGCGCCTGCTTGTAGGTCGGCAGGCAGTGCCAGATTTCCCGCGGCGAGCGCAGCGCCTGCTCCAACTCGATGAACAGCGCCACCCGATCTTTGCCGGCACGCCGATGCGCAATCTCGACGGCGCGCGTGCCGCCCGCTTTAAAGTAGTTGCGCAGCGGATGCTGCCACGGCCGCAGCTTTAAAACCAACTCGAAGGTTTCGCCGTCGCGCGGCATCACTCGGCTCGCGTGATGATGGTGAGCGGCAACTGTGGATCGCCGCTGATGAGTGTGGCCTGCAAGTCGGGCAGCACTTTGCGCAGCAGACCTAGTGCAGCCGTTACCTGATGCGGCTCGGCTTCCACTTCACCGCACGCGATCTTGTGCAGCCGTGTCACCAGCAGCGCGGTCTTGATCTGCGTACGCACGCGCTCGGGCACGCTATGCCCCGCAGGACGCCCGCGGCGCTTGCCTGCGACTATGGCGACAGCCCCGCCGGTGCTCATCTTGATTTCGTTCGCCAATTCCTTTTACCTCGCCCCCTCGAACGCGCAAGAGTCTGCGCTTGTCGGAATATTCCTACAAGCCGGCGTACCCAACTTGACGATCCTCGACCGCGCTGCTATTCGCGCGTGCGCATCGCGCGGGCGGGCGCGTGCGCAGGTGATCTCTACATCTTGTTCTAGGGGCATGTGTCCCATGCTAGTGCCCGCTC